GCGCCTGGTCGAAACCCTGGTGATGCAGCTGGGCCTTCTTGTTGCTGAACGAACTGAGACCGGCGGCGATGGCCGTGTTGCTACGCGGCTCGACCTTGACGTTGTACGGCGGGTCCATTGAAACCATGTCGATCCCGTTGCCGTCGAGCAGCCGGTCGAGGTCTTCCACGCTGCCGCTGTCGCCACACAGCAATCGATGGTCACCCAGCACCCAGATGTCGCCGCGCTGCGTGATCGGATCATCCGGCGGTTCGGGCACCGAGTCCGGGTCGGTCAGCCCCTCGGCCACGCCGCCGTCGAGCAGGTGGGCGAGCTCCTCCTCGTCGAAACCCAGCACGCCCAGGTCGTAATCGGCCTGCTGGAGGTCCTTGAGCTCGATGGGCAGCAACTCGAAGTCCCATTCGGCCAGCGTTGCGGTCTGGTTGTCGGCGATGCGATACGCCTTGACCTTCTCCGGCGGCAGGTCGGTCGCCACATGGACCGGCACCTTGGCCAGGCCCAGCTTCTGCGCCGCCTTGAAGCGGGTGTGGCCGGCGATAATGACCCCCTGGGCATCCACGACAATCGGCTGGCGGAACCCGAACTCCTTTAAGCTCGCCGCCACGGCATCCACCGCCTCGTCGTTGACGCGGGGGTTGCCCGGATACGGCTTGATGGCCTCGATGGGCCGCAGTTCAACATCGAACATCCTGGTCGTCATGGCTGCACCTCCATGTGGGTTGCGGAAAGAAAAAACGGACACGCAAAACAAACTGTCTCATCCCTCGCGACTGTTCCCGCGGGCATCTTCCGAGGCCTTGGCCTGGAAGTACCTAATCTGAAGATTCGAAGATTCACCCCCCGTCATGCATACACATACGCATACACGCGGGCGGGCGTCGCGCGAGGGGGTAGGGGTGAAAGAGAGAAACATGAAGAGAGAGTTGTTGTTTTTCCTTATATTCCTGCTGTTTTCGCGGTTCTGAAGATTCACCCTTGGGGGGGTGAATCTTGGGTGAACCTTGGGGAATCTTCAGCCGGGTATGGGCGGTCAAGATTCACCCCCTGGTGAAGTTTCACCCTGAAGATTCACCCCACCCGCCAATCGGTAGGACCGGATGGGCCAGCCCGGCTTCGCCGTCGTGGTGATCTCGATGTCGCCTTGCTGTACCAGTGTCTCCACCAGCATGCCGAAGTTCTTGGAATCCATCTTCATCCGCTTGAGCAGCACGCTGTGGGGCAATTCGTTGCCCGGAGCGCTACGGAGTTTCTCGACCGCCTTGAGGCACTCGGCGTGGAACGGGTTCTCCGCGACGTGTCCGGCCGCCATGAAGAGCATCCGCCGGGTTTGGTGCATGACGAACGCCGACGCCCACTGGATCGCCGCCAGGCCGATGCGTGGTGAGTGGTGGTTCTCGCTGATGGCGTACAAGAGCGCCAGCTTGCGAACCTGTTCGCTGACGCGGCCCCAGACGGTGGTGCCGACCGAATCGCTTTTGGCTTCCGCCTTGGCGTATTCGGTCTCGGCCGCCTTGCGCGTCTCGATTAACAATCGCCTGGCCTCATCGGTCTGCTCGACGACGGCGGGCACGGGGTGGATGCCCAGCAGGTTGCCCCTACGCTCGCCGGGCTGATAGTCCGCCCACCACTTGGCCGTCGCCAGCACTCTTGGCGGGGGCGGGTCGAGTCCCGGCTCCTGACCCGCTGGCCTGGGCCCGGATTCGAGGATGATCATGCGGGCGAAGAAGCCGTTGGTGAGCATCCGCTCGGAGAGCGCCTCGTAGTAGTGGTTGGGGATCGCCGTGCCGTAGATGACCAGGCAGGGTTGGTCGATGACCCCCGGCGATTCCTTTCCGGCCTTGCGGCGCATGGGGAAGACGCTGTTGGCCGATGAATACATCGTCAGCAGCGTCGACATGATCGCCTCGTGCCGGGCGTCCTTGGCCTTGTTGATCGACTGCAGCATCCCGTCGATCTCATCGGTCTGGAAGAGCATGCTGGGGGTCTGAAAGAGCGCATCTTGCAGCCCCTCGCCACTGGCAAAGTGCAGCCCAAGGCAATCGGCCATGCCAACGGCGTGGAGCACGTCGTTGTTGACCTTACGCGACTGGTCTTTGCCAGCGCTGGAGTGCGCCAACCCCAGCAGGTAGATGTTGGTGCGGTTATCACCCGGATCGCGGACTTTGCGGCCCGCAAGCACCGCCTGAAGCGCCAAGGCCCCGGCGAAGGCCATCACCGGGTTGGGGTAGGGCGCGATGGCCAGCGTATGATCCATCACCTCACTGATGAAGCCCGGCACCCGCAGCATCTCTGGCGGCAACGGGCCGGGGTCTGGAATCTCCGGCGCACGCGGTACATCGGCCGGGCATGCACTGGGGTTCGAGGCCATATCCACGATGCCGGAGATGTTCACGCCAAGGTCATCCTCGGGCATCGCGCCCCCATAGCCGGCCAGGCGCAAAGCGCCAGCGGCCTCTTCATACCGGCCGCCGTGGTTCAGCAAGGTGTAGACCGAGAAGGGCGAGTAGGCGCGATTGGGCTCAAACGGATCGGCACTGGCGCTGAAGACGTAGAAGACGCGGTCTTGCAGCGTGGCAGACCAGCCCGCATCCTTGCCCGGCCGTCGCCAATACTCGTTGACGCCCTCGCGCACCCGCGTCCACCCGGCCTGCGCCAGCACTTCGCGGACATCCCCACGCTGGTTGAAATCGTCACCGGGCCGATCGGCGCTGGCGCACGAACCCGCTGCGGTCGGCGGCGTGACCATCGCGGATGTGGGACGCGGCGGCAGATCCACCACCGGCGGCACATATTCATTGAGTTCCCAGGCCGCCTGCAGCAGCACATCCCTCTCGGACTCGCTCAGCACGGGCGGGTGGGCCAGGTCGCCCTGGATCACCTCATAACCCGGCGTCGGCGCGCAGAGGAAGAGGCCGCCTTCGCCACGGGTCTCGATGAGTGTGGTAATCTTGTCATCTCGCCGACGCTGGGCCAATTTCATGTTGCCGCAGACGCTGGTCTGGCAGCGGTAGAAGACGTGGCGACCATCACGCTGGGTGCGCTCGATCACCAGCTTCGCCAGCAGGTCCGGCGGCACACGCGACGCCCAGGCATCGAAGAGTTCGCCGGCGGCGTCAAAGTCGATCATCTCGGCATGGCCGGAGACGGCCCCGCAGATAATGCACAGCGCGTCTGGCCCGTTGGCTAGCCACGCCGAGAGCTCCATCTCGGTGGGCAGTCGCTCGCGGTAGCGCTTCCACCTGCCGACGGCGGGGCGCTTCTGGGCGCGCCTGGCCGGCAGGATGCACAGCTCCGCCCGGAGGCAGGCAGAGGCGGCGACGGCAATGTTCCCTGGGCTCAGTTGCACGGAGCCTCCCGTGCTGGGAGCAAGGCACAATGGGTCATGGCGTACTGCGACCAGGCTCGGATGTGCCGACGCAGCTCATCGAGGTTGGCACTTTCGGTCCTGGAGATTTCGCCCTGCCAGACAGTCCGGAGGCTGGTGACGCTCATGTCCTGCGCATCGCCCTCCACAATAAGCACCGTGGCCGGGCAGAGCCGCGTGAGGCGTTGAAATAGAATGCGCTGACCGGTGGCGATCTGACTGTGCTCCTTCCACTCCAACAACAGCAGGTTGCCGTTGATCTCGACGATGCCGTCGATATCGCCGAAGGCGATGCGCCCGGGCAGGCAGTCGGCCAGCAGCTCGATCTTCGGGCGTTTGACGCGGTTGAAGCATCCGCGCGTGGCGCAATCCCAGCGCATGGGGTTGATTCCGCTATCGGACGACATGACACACGCTCCCCAGGTCCGAAAAGGCCTGCGTGAATGCCTCAATGCGGGGCCCCAGGTAGAGCAGGGCCTGCCCCTGGAGCGGCGCGGACTGCTTGTTGGGATGCCAGAAGCGAATGCGGCCTGCCGGAAAGCAGACCGCCGACGCCGCGCCCAGGAGCAACTGAAACCATCGCGTTTCCGTGGCGTTGTTCACCAGCACCACCGCCTGCGGAACGTCGCCGGCCCGGTGATGGGCGACGAGTTTCTCGCAGAATTGTTGAATCAACGGCTGGGCAAAGGGCGGGTTCATCCACACGCGGCCGTGCCACGGCTGGAGCAGGCCATCGTCCTGGGCGGTGAAGAACCGCGCCGCATCGACCACCGCGTTGGCCGCCGCGCTGGAGGCCGGGTCCAAATCGATGCCGCCCATGACGCTCAGGGCTCGCCGGATGTGATCTTCCGGCGTGTACCACTCGTTGTCGCCGGAGTTGCGGGCGACATGTGGTTCTTTCAGCTTGGTGTACTCGGCGTGAATGGACGTTTCGCCGCGACGAAGCTTCTCCTGCGTCTGATCATCGCCGTGGCGGGCGATGTAATCAGCCTTGGCCAACGTGTCGTGGGAGATGCCGACCGCCTTGGCGAGCTGCCTGTTGTTGTCGATCTCCCGACTGTCAGAATCCTGACGCTCGGGCGTCGTGTCTCCTTCGCGCAGATTGGCCAGCCGCTTCCGCGTGGCCTTCTCCGCGATCAGCGGCTTAAGTTTCAGGGCAAGCTCCGCCCGCTGGTATGGCGTGAGGTTCCGTCGCCCAAACTGATGCTCGATGATCCAGCGCTGCGCCTCGTTCCTGTCATCGAGGCTGAGCTCGCACACCTTGTACTCGATGCCGTGCCGGTCGCAGATCTCCTTGCGATGGTGACCATCCAGCAACACGCTCTGCTCGGCCCACACAACCAGCGGATGGAGACAGCCGTCGCGCAGCAGATTCTGCTCCAACCGCGAGCGCTCCTCCTCGGTCAGCGGCGGGATCAACTGACGCAGCTGCTCATCCACAATGATTACTTGTTCCAGGACACAGGTCATCGCTTTGGCTTCCTCCTACGAACAGCCCGTCGTGGTTCCACAGCCCAGGCACACGTAGCACGTCCCCGCGCGAACGGTCGCGCCGTCGCACTGGCCGCACCGCGGGCCTTGCGAGGGGGGCTGTGGGGACCGGGGCGTGGTCGTCGGCATGGCTGGCGGTGTTGGCGCAGGCGATGGGTTCGCTTTCTCGTGCATGGGGTACCTCATGGTTTAAAAAGGGATATCGTCGTCGGCCGGCACGTAATTCGGCTCGTTCAGCGGCGTATCGGCCATGGGCAGTTCCGCCAGGTCTGCAGGATCGGGCTTCTCGCCCAGTTCGCACTTGACGATCCGGTCGTACTTCTCGCCGGTGACGCTGCGGACGGTGATCGACAGCGCCTCAGCCAGCGCCCCGGCGTTCGCCAGGGCGACGGCGTCGTCGACGTTCTCCGGCACCGGCAGGCGCGAGCGCAGCTTCCACCAGGCCTCGGCCTTGCCCCTGGCGTAACCCGTGTGCTCGAAGCAGACCCACTCGCTACGGTGGTCATTGAAGCCGATGCGGTAATCCACCCGCATGGTTCGCGGGTGATCCTCGGGGGCGTCGCGCTTCACGTGGACGCTGTAGCCGACCTCACTGACGGCGTGCTGCGTCTCGGTGATCTCCCTGGAGAGGATGCCGGCCGTGGACGCTTCCTGTTCATGCTGGCCGCGATTGGGGGGTGGGAACTCATAACCGCACTCGGGGCAGAGGGTGTAGGCGGCGTGGATCACCGCCTGGCACTGCGGACATTCCTTGGCGGGCGCTTCACCCGAGCCTGTGGCTCGATCCTTGATCTCCAAGGCGTCGACGGGGCCATGCCGCAGGATATTGCCCCCGAAGTCCAAAATCAGGCAGTCGGTCTTGCCCGGATGCAGCCGGAATCCTCGACCCACCATCTGGTAGTAGAGTCCCGGCGAGTTCGTCGGCCGCAACAACGCCACGCAGTCGATGTTGGGGGCGTCGAAGCCGGTCGTCAGCACGTTGACGTTGACCAGGTACTTGAGCTGCCCATCCTTGAACTTTTTCAAGAACTCCGCCCGCTCGAACGGCAGCGTGTCGCCGCAGACAAAGCCGCATTCGTGGCCCATCTCCCCCAGCACCTTCTGCACGTGCAGGGCGTGCTGGACGCCGGCGGCGAAGATCAACACTGAGTGCCGGTCGGCGGTCTGGTCGACGATCTCGCGGCAGGCCGAGCGCACCAGAGAGTCATCATCCATCAACGTCTCGACCTCGCCCGCGATGAACTCGCCGCCCCGAATGTGCAAGGTGGATGTGTCCACCTTGCGCTTCCCCGCCTTGCTTTTGAGGGGACAGAGATACCCCTGCACGATCAATTCGCGCACACCGACTTCGTAGCAGATGTGGTTGAGCAGGTTCTCCGGGCCGCAGATCAGACCCGTGCTCATCCGGTACGGCGTGGCGGTCAGACCGACCAGGCGGATGTTGGGATTGACCACGCGGGCGTCGTCCAGAAACGTGCGGTACATCCCCTCGCCGTCCGGCGGGAGCATGTGCGCTTCGTCGATCAGGATCAGATCGAATCGGTCCAGTTCGGCGGCACGGCGGTAGACGCTCTGAATCCCCGCCACGATGATCGGGTGTTCGGTGTCGCGGCTCTTTAAACCCGCTGAATAGACCCCGATGCGGTTCCACAGGTCCGGAGCCATCGCGTGGAGCTTGTCGGCGGCCTGCTCGATCAGTTCCTTCACATGCGCCAGGATCAACACCCGCCCATCCCATTGCTGGACGGCGTCACGGCAGATCGTCGCCATCACCGGGGTTTTGCCGCTGTTGTGATGAACGATGAAATGGCCGTCCAGGTAGAGATGGTCTGCGTCAAGGAGAAAGCCGTAGTAGCGCCCACGGCCGGCGGGCTCTACGCTGAAGCCCGTGCGCAGGACGGATTTCTTCTGCAGCCGCGCTGCCGGCCGGCGACGAGGAAGACGACACGGAACTTCGCTGAAATCGCCCCAGATCGACAGGCGAAAATACCAGCCGCCGGCCCCGCTCTGGCAAGAGCAGTACTTTCGAGTGCAATGGGCGGCGAATCCGAGACTACGCGCAAGGAACATGATGTCCGTCGCCAGTTCTCGGGACTGGGTGATGTGATCCACCCCGCTCTTGTTGGCGCAGCCATCGCTGTCCAGCAGGCCGGCCAAGAGCAACATTCGCTCTTGCCGCGTCGCGGTCAAATAGGTGTGCGGGATGAACTTGCTCGCCGCATTCCGGCCGGCCAACTCCAAAGATGCCAGCGCTTCCGTAAGAATGCCGTATTTCCCCTCCTCCTTGACGATGCGATAGGAGGGGCAGCGACCACCCGAGGCATGGATGGTTACGCCACAGTTGATGCCGTGGGCGTACTCAATCCAGGCGTCAGCAATCTCCTCGTCAGCGGTTGTCAATTGGATCGTGTCGTCGCTAAGGCAGCCGTCTCCAAGAAGCAGGCCAAAGATGTATGGAGGGATGGGAAGATTTGGGCGTGTCGTGAACTCGACCGCGACGCGACGGAGTTTTCGCAGGTGCCGCCAGGATTTCGGTTTCGTCAGGTAATCCTTGACGGCGATGTTGTCGATCTCGCCGCCACGCCGATAGCACGCGAACTCCCGTTTGCCCTCATTGGTACAGACCAGCGAAAGCACATGGCCCGCGTTGACGACGAACGGCTCGCCGCGGTGCGGCGTAACCCGGAACATGTCGTCCTCGCCCCGAAACAACTGTAGAACGCGGCGGGGTTGGCTGTCCGGTCCCATGAGCACATCACCGACAGTCACGTCCTCAACAGGCTTGACCGTACCGTCAAACATGAGGATGGGATGCCCTGCCGCATGGCACGCGGTAGGCAGGACCACGCAGGGGTGATCGTCCCGCGCCCGCAGGTGGGCGTAGACAGCGGCGATGGCCTCGGATTGGTATGGCCGAAGCTGCATGGCTACTCCTCCAGCCTCGAACCTTCCGAAACTGCGACTTCCGGCGCGGCCACCTTTGCGAGCAGCCGTCCGCTTCGCCTGCAGTCCACGCATTCGCGGCCTACGCCGAGGCGGCTATGCCGGCTTCGGTTGAACGCAGCGAATGGTTTGATTTGCCCGCAGTAGGAGCAGACCTGGGAATCCACGTCCGAATCTTGGCTAACGCCCAAGACCAGCCGAGGGTTGTCCTTCACGATTTCCCAATCGAGGCGACGAATCGCAAACCAACGATCATCGACGCCAATCGCCTCCTTAATTGCATCACAGACCAGATCCAGAACATTGACCGCGTCGCCCTTGTGGTTCGGCTTTTGAACGAGAACGTCTAACCACACCTTGTTGTTAACGACCCGAATTCCTCTCAGCGCATGCCTCAGTGCGGAGATGATGCCGCTGCGAATGGCTCTCGCTTCGCGTCGCAGTGCGACATGACCGGTGCGGCGCATCGTATAGATATGGTTTTTTGATGCGGCGTAGCTGAAAGGAACGTCGGCAGTCACCTTCCACAGCAGCGTCGGGGTGTCTGCTTCGCGCCACACCGTACCCCGAGCCACGGTACGGCTTGCTTGCGATCCCGCCTCTTTGGCGCGCTCCTTGCGAGCCCGACTACGTTTGATGTTGCGCACCCGTTGCGATTCAGTCGGCGGATGCCGTCTGGCCCACAGCTTCTTTCGGCGCAGGTCGCGCACATCCGAACATGGCCAACAGTACTTCTGTACCGGCCCGGTACGCAGCGACAGGCCACCGCAATCTTCGCAGAGGATCAGTTGTGACATGCGTCGTACTCCATTTCAGCCAGGTCTCGACGACGCCGATCGGGCGGAAAGGCGTCCATCATGAGCGCGATCCGCCCGCCGCACGGGGGCTTGCGCGGGCCGTTGACCCCGGCCAGAAGGGCGCAGACGTTCGCGCGGAACGTCCGGCCCTCCCGGCTGATCACGGTGCGGCCTCGCAAGTGCCGCCAGTAATGGTTGATCGATGGCGGGTATGGCAGCGTGATCACCACCGTGCCTCCCCCCTGGCCCACTTCGTCCGACCGATCGCCATCGCCAGATCGAAGATGAGCAGGACCATCAACAGCAAGGTGCTGCCGAACAGGCACACCGGCAGCCAGAACAAGCGATCGGCCTTGGTCCACTTGCCAAAGACCTCGCGGTGTTCGCTGCGCACCTTGAAGTAGGCAAGGGCGGCGTTGAGAAACCAGAGAAACCAGAACAGGGCGTTCATAGAGATTCCTTTGCAGAAGTTGCGGTTGGAGTGCGGGACTCGTTCGTGAATCGTTCAGCGCTTCCACGGTGGGGTGTTGCTGGCCACCGGGGCCTGCTGGGGCTGGCCACCTCCGGAGAGGTTTGCGGCCTTGGGTTCGTACCCCTTGATCTCGTTGGTGAGCTCGCCGGTGTCCTCACGCTTCTTGAGCTTCACGGTGATCACCAGCGGCAGATTGTGCAGCTCGACGCTGTCGCGCGGCTGCATGACCCCCACGGCGTGACAGATGGCCGAGAGTTCCGACATGGCGATCTTCACCGCCGTGGCGTTGGGGTTGTTGAGGTTCAGCCGTGCCCAGACAACCCGGTTCCTGTACTCGCCGTCCAGGATCGTGAAGGTGAGTTGCAGGTAGCTGCCGCCGCCGTTCTTGGTCGGCTTCATCTCGCTTTCGGTGATGGCGGCGAGATACTTGCCCGCCGGGATCGGCTCGAAACTGCCGGTTGGTTCGACTTCGGTTGCGTTGAATCCATTCAGGTTCGCCATGTTCAGTTCTCCTTGCTGTTGGTGTTCTGCTCCTCGCCCGCGAGGCGCAGGTGCGGACCTGCGGCGGGAGGCGGAGCCTGAGTCAATGCCTGCATCAACGCCGGCCACGAGAGGGGGAGCTCGGCGGGCAGGTCGAAACGGTTCTTGGCCACGCATGCCGGGCTGCCCACGGTGCGGAGGATGCGCTCGCCCCCATCCCTGCCCAGGCCCGCCGCGATGGTGCGCTCACGTCCGAAGCCCCCATCCTCGGTCTTGGTGATGATCTTCCGCGTGGCAAAAAGCACCGCATCGGACCATTCGGTCAGCAGCGCTGTCACGTTCTTGTGCAGTCGCGGCGAGTACCGGTCGTAGGCGCTGAACTCCGGGTCCTCGAACTTCTCGACCTTGGCGTGGGCCAGGAGGATCACGCACATGCCGCGCTGGGTGCGGAGGGTGTTGAGGTCCGCCAGGAGCCGCCGCCAGTGGGTGAGGGCGTGGGTGTACCCCCGGGCGTATCCACCATCGACCTTCTCGATGCTGGCGACGCCGTACTGTTCGCAGAGCACATCCCAGACGAGGCGTTCGAGCCAGTCGACGGAGTCGATGACGACCGTCTCGAAGTCGTGCTCCTCCTGGATCAGTGTCCGCAGCGCCGACTCGACATCCCTCAGGCTCTTGGCCAGCGGAAAGCTGACGCAGTCGATCTGGTCGAGGCCATCCTCGGTGGGGATGAAGATCGGCGTGGGGGCGGCGGCGGCGGTAGAGGACTTGCCGATGCCTTCGGTTCCGTAGAACAGCAGTCGCGGCGGTGAGTGCCGTCGTCCGCGATGGATGTTTGTCAGGGCCATGAAGATTCTCCTTGGTCATGCATCTCGTCACGCCAGGTGAGCGTGCGAAAGCCAATGGCAGGTGCGGGAGTCGAACCCGCGTCTTGGGGCTTATGAGGCCCCAACAGCCCGGCCCTGCCAGATGCGCCCGGGGGTGGCCGTCACTGAAGGACTCGCCACAAACCGAGCGGGCGCGGTGAGATGGATGGTTACGCCACATCCAACATGCGGATGCCCTCGTATCCAGTTGGCCACTGGTCATTCTTGCGACAGGCCAGGAGCCGGCGGATCGCCGCCTCGTTCTCCTGGCGGGCGATGGCCAGCGTGTCGTCGCTGATGCGCCAAACACCGCAGCGGAACGGCTCCTTCTTTTCCACCGCGATCAGGTGGACCGGCGCCATTTCGCCGTCGAGGGCCTCGGCGAGCACGGCCTGGTAGAAGGCCATTTGTCTGTGGTAGCCGTAACGCTTCGAGTCGGCCTCGAACCAGGTCAGGTCATCGCAGGTCTTGAAATCAACGATGCCCCGGTGAGGATGCACCCAGTCGATGCGAATCTGGCAGGGTGTACCGCGGTAATCGCCCCGCACCACACCCTCGGGCCAGCCATACAGAAGCAGGTCCACGGCCTGGTTGTTCATGGCCACGCCAGACGCCATCTGCTCGACCAGGTCCACCTGTTCGTGTGACAACACCGGCTTGCCCTGCACCTTGGCCCAATCGGCGAAGGCCTTGGTGCCCGAGCCGAACGGCTTGCCGGTTTTGGGGTTCACCGGCCCCCCCAAGGCAAAGGCAGTCTCATAAGCCTCGCGGCCTTCGAGAATGCGGACATGGGCGGCTCGGCCCACAAGAAAGCTGGTCGAGTCGGTCTTCTCGACCAGCCCGATGCTCTTCTTGCGGTGCAGCCAGGGGCACTTGATGAAGTCCAGCAGTTGATGACTGCTGAGGAAGCGGTCCGCCTTGGCGTGGTATTCCCCGGCGGGTTCGACTTCCAGGATGCTCAGGTCGATGTTCACGTCCATGTGTTCACTCACGTTGGTGTCTCCTGGGTTCTCCAGACCAGCTCGCCCCTGGCCGCCTTCTGTTACTTACCCGGCGCAGGGGCGAACTGGCGGAGAACGCGATTACCGCAGGTAGTCGTCCATGCCCTTGGCCGCGAAGACCTCACGCAGTTGCGTCAGGTGTTTCTCGCGGAAGGTGCGACGTGGGATGCCCAGTTCGCGGGCGACTTGGGAGACGGACTTGGCCTGCAGCATCTCGGCGACCTGCCGCAGTTCCGGCGTCAGGCCGTCGAGCACCGAATCCATGTCGAGCTGGAGATGGGCGCGTTCCTCGGCGGGACGCGCGTACTTGCCCGTGCGGATGTCCTGATCGTCCTGGCTGATGGTGGTCAGACGCTGCACCGGCTCGTCTTCGCCGGTGTCGATCTCCTCGTTGAGCGAGCAGACCTCGCGCCGATGGTCACGCATCTCCGCCTGACGGTCGCGGAGCAGGTTGGAGATCTTCCGCTCGACCAGGCGGGCGACGAACGTGTTGTAGGTCGCCTTGGCCGGGTCGAACTGGGGCAAGCGTTCCAGCAGGTCCACGATCAGGTTCTGCTTGATGTCATCCACGTCGTCCTGCGTGTAGCCCGCCTTTCCGACGAGTTGCCACGCCTTGTGATGGACGAGTTCGAGTGCGTAATCGGTCAGTTCACAACGCTTCGCATTGGTTTCCATTTGAGCCTTCCGTTGGCCGGGAGGCGTCGCGTGGGTGCCAGTCGAAGCGGCGACCACATGCAGTGGAGGCGTTGCAGGATTGCCGCTTCTGCGGCACCCACAACGCCTCCACTTCGTGGCCGGTTAGTTGTCAGGTACTTGGATTCGTTTCAGTCACACGTGCTGCTGGGGAGCCCAACCCCGTCGTTTCAGGCGCACACCTCCTCGACGGTCATGCGGAACGGCAGACCGCGCTGAATCTCGATGCAGGGGATCACGCCGTCGCCCAGCGCCTCCAGCTGGGCGAACAACTCGTGGACCTGGACCTTGAGCGAGAAGTCAGCCTTGGCCGACTCCGGTCGCGGCCCGTTCTCGGCGCTGAACTTGATCTCGCGGACGATGCGCGGCGGCGGGTCCATCACCGGTTCGCCACGGCGCACCGGCAGCCCCTCGATGCGGCCGTAGTTGATCCGCTGCATCAGCTCGATGAGCCGGACCTTGGCGTGGGACACAGAGGACTTGGTGGGAACGTAACTGGCTTCCTGCATAACGATTCTCCGACAAAGGTGTCACTCGTGAGCAGCGCCCGTTGCGTTGCTCGACACCCTGGGGAGAAGTTGCAGGAAACGATGGCAAGAAATGTTCGTTTATCCGTAACCGCCTGCCATCAAGCCGGTTACGTCGTCGGATTTCCGAATTGCAGTTGCATCAAACGACGGCAACTGCAATTCCGCCGCCGTCAGCGGCTGTACTTGCGGACCATGTCGATGCTCTCCACGGTCTGGAGCAGGATTCTCAACTCCAGATCCCCGCTCTTGGTGATTGCCCGCGAAACAGCCGGTGGCTTTACACCGATCGCTTCCGCCAGTTGCTTCTGAGTCACCCGGGGCAGGTCAAAGGGCTTGTCGGCGTCGTCGGCGTGCCGGATGGCACTTTTGAGCGACAGGATGCGCTCGTGCAGTTCGCGCTTCAGCGCCCCGACCGTGGCGTCGCGCTGCGTCTGCTTCTTCGTCTTCTTCGTGACCGACGGCACGGCGACATCCGACACCTGGCGCTCGACGGCTTGAACGTCAACGACCAGGTCGTCGTTCATCGACATGACGGTGCGCATCTCGATGATCGACTCACGCGGAACGTCCAACAGACCGTCGTCACCCGCCTGACCGAGGAAGAACAGGATGGGGGATCGTCCCTTCGGCAGCGATGCTGCGATCTGCCCGGCGTCGGGCCAGGCCAACCCCCGCGCCGCCCAGATGGGCTTGGACTTGCCTGCCAACGATACCCGGCCCAGATTCCACACACGTCTGGGCACAACCTCGGCGATTGGCTCCTGCGCAGACAGCGCCTTGGCCAGCGCGGCCAGGAGCGGCGTGTAGTCCACCGCCAATTGCAGCAGGCGATCTCGCGACACCTCGACCCGCCCGTTCTCGGGGCACCGGATGAAGAATCGCGTCTGGCCGCTGGGATACTTGATCGGTATGACACACTCGACGTGATGCTCGTCGCACGCATCGCAGATCACGTGCGTCGCCGTCGACGCGGGCCGGAGAACGCCGAGTTCGGTTAGCCGTGTCACGACCTGAGGCCCACCGACGAGTTCCTCGGCGGTGAAGACCGGGTTCGGGTTGTCCGCCGATCGCCAGATGATGTCGAGTGGGTCAGACAACATCGATCCCCCAGCGCTTGAGGTACTTCTCACCCAGCAGACGCTGATCGTCCCGCTTGCTCTTGAGGTCGCAGCCGTTCGGGAATGTGACATTGAACGTCAACGATCGGCCGTGCCCGTTGCCGTTGAGCTTGAAGTTCAGCATGGCCTTGGTGACGTGCAGGATGGATTTGGGCAGGCGGCGGCGGTTCAGGTCGTCCTCGAGCATCTCGTAGATGCGGTCGCGGCCGTCGTTCGGATCAGGTTCCAGTGTGATGCGCCCGCGCCTGCGCCCCAGGATCGACAGCCGCATGCCGCGAACCGTTACATCTTCGATGCCGTCTTCCGGATCAGTCTGGAACGCGAAGCCTCGCTCCATAAGACCGTTGAGCTGGTAGGCCTGTGCGCCCGGCTCCTCGGGCTGCAGCGGCTCGCCGAGAATGATCATCGAGAACATCTGCTGCAGCGGCTCGATGACTTTCTTGCCGCCCTTGGCGTACATCTCCAGGGTGCTCGATGAACTGTCGTAGGCGAACACGATCTCAAAGGCCCGGCGCTCGGGCGTGCGCTGGAAGTGCCCCGCGTCGTCGAAGTTGATGTAGGTGTCGGCGTAGTCGCTCAGGTACACGAAGAAGTAGTGGTGGTCGCTGCCGCGCGGAAAATACTCGACCTTGCAGTGATGACCGCGCCCCTGGCGGTCGCGGTAAAAAGCCGACATGGCTTCCTGGAACGCCAGAAGTGTCTCGGCGTCGGACATGGGGCCGTTCTCCGTCGGCACGTTGCCTCGCTTGATCCACGAACGCCCGCCGCTGAGCGAATCCGCCTTGGCAAAGCGCACCGCCGCGTCCCAGACCGCTGGACGATTCATGAACGTCCAGATCGCCTTGTCGTACCGGCTCTCCATCGGCTCGAGCAGGGGCGCGAGGTTCTCGCCGTGATACTGGCCTTCTTCGATGATGACGCACGTGCCGTCCTCGTCGGCCATCTCATGCACATCGTGGAACGCGATCTCCACGGCCTTGCGCTGGTCGTCGGGCAGGCGTTGCCAGGCGTCGAAGATGTCGTCCACCTGCGTGTTCGTCAGACGATCCCAATCCACATCCAGAGGATAGCCTTGCCGCTCGAAGAACTCCTTGAGCAGTGGATTGGAGATCTGCCGAAGCACGCGTTTCGGGTTGAACTGCTGAACCATGATTCGAGACTCCTTCCTCAAGCAGTTGTCGTCCGTGGCCTAAACACTAAACGACTGCCTGAAAAAAAGATGCGGTCCGAGTCATCCTTTGAACAGATCGGGCGCGGGCACCTCGGTCCGAATTAGCCCAAGCCCGATCAAACGAATCTGCATCGCCTGTCCCGACACGTTGAACGCACGGGCCATCTCTTTCGCAACGTCCACGGTCGGCTGCTCGTCATCCGCCAGGCCCCACTTGGCCGACAGGTTGGCCATCTCGTCCTTGGCGATGTACGGTTCCAGGCCGCCGAAGCGCTTCCGCCATGCCGCGAAGACCATCTCCTTGGGCATGAGCAGGTAGCCCGCGAACATGTCGGCCTGCCACTCCATCGGTTCCTTGCGTGAACTGGTGCGGCAGACGATGGACGGCGCGGGCTTATCGTCGAACAGTGACGGTTGCGCGGCCTCGGCCAAAAAGCCGTGCCGGTGGAGTTCCCAGTGGCCCAGCTCGTGGGCGAGGGTGAAGCGGTAGCGACCTTCCTTGCGTGGGTTGTCGGTGGGATCGAGCGACTGATCGACGAGCACAACCTTGTCCTGAATCCACGTCGCCCCGAGCACGTCGGGCACGCCGATCAGCTTCGGCAGGTTGTCGAAATCGAACGCCAGACCCAGGTGACCTTCGAGGATGGCGTCCACCGGCACGGGCGGCTCGATCACTTCGCCGTACCTGCGGCCGTACTCGGCCAGCAGGCAAAGCGCGGCGTTCTCGATCTCGTCATGTTTGAGAAACTTGATCTTGGCCATGCTCGCCCCGCGTGTCAGTCCTTTTGTTCCTTGCGTGCCCGTTCCGTGAGCTTGCGAAGCTCCTCCGCCGACATGCCGCGCACCGTGCGCAGCAGGTCTGGCAGGGCCGTCGGCTGTTCCTTGATGATCTTCTCCAGCTCCGGGTCCACCTTGTTGGCCAGCGCCAGCAGTTTGTCGGCGTCCACGCCCAGCAGCTCGGCCATCTTAATGATGTTCTCCGCCTTGGGCGGGTCGAACTCGCCGCGCTCGACCTTGCTCAGGAAAGTCGCGCTGATGCCGACCTTTTCCGCGAACTGCCGAAGCGTGAAGGTCGCGTCCTCTTGGAGTTTGGCCTCCCGAAGCTCGCGTATCTTCTTGCCAAATAATTGGTTGCCTGCCATAGTCTCCAGCCTCGCACCTATTCGTTGAAGCGATTCGTCATTCGTTTAGGACATACTACACAAGGCGGCCTCATCTGTCAATCCCCGTCTCGCGATTTTCTGGTTCGGGGTAGTTGTCCAAGCCGGATGCGGCCCATTTCGGATCTCGCCGTCGATAGTCACTGTCACCTCTTCACGCATCATCTACCTCGACGACGAGATAGGTGCTGGTGTGAGATGCACCCAAGGCGATTACATCGCCGTGCGACAGTCGCCTGACCAATGCGCGAGAGTAGTAGCGCCTCCGCCAAAAGATTCTCGATCTCCCCAAGGTTGGCCCCGGACAGCTTCAGAACCTTCATCGCCTGACGCCCCAGGAAGCGGTGCTGGACGCGATACACTTCAGCACACGCCCCCTCGCCGAGGAATCGCTCCACGATGTAGGTGTCTCTGATAATCTGTCCTTCTGCTAAAAGGGCCATAACATCTCCGCTTATTTTCCACCAATGTGCTTTGTCATGCTCCTTACCGCCTCTCGATCCACTGCTTGACCAAGGAGACACAGCAATCTAGGTCATCTCGCACCTGGTACACCCAAAATCGCATCACATCCCAACCCAGTTCCATTAGGCGCTGATTTCTGATCTGATCCCTGCGGCACAACTCGCCGTCCCAGTTGCGATGGTATCGCTCACCATCGATCTCGATGTTCAGTCGCCTGTCGCCCGTGACCACAGCGAAGTCCAAAGCATATTTCTCCACCGGATACTGCGGAATCGGGCGAATCCCTGCTGCGTAGATGGCTCGATAGAAAAGCCGTTCCCATTCGGAAACACGTTCCGGTTGCGATACGGGCGGGTACTCAGGACCATGCTCTGCATTTGCCTCCGTTTTCGACGGTTGGCACATATCGCCAACCCGGTCGACGTATGCGGCAAACCTCGACAGGTAGTCCACGCTGCAATTCAATGCTGTTGCCCGATCCCCCACAACGATAAGGGCGGCTCGCGCGCGGGTAATGGCAACGTTAAACAGGTTGGAATTGCTTCGAAGGAAACCCAAGGCGCTGTCAGCTACGCCGACTGATACCACCGGCGAAAAGATCATTACGTCACGTTCATCGCCTTGGAACTTGTGAACGGTATCCGCCAGAAAGTCAACGTCGGCAATACGCGAACTCAAACCGTCGTGCTGATAGACCAAGTCACGGATGCGGTTCGCTTGGGCTCGGAACGGACTGACTACGCCAATACTGCCTCGGTATCCTTGGCTAAGCAGGCGCTCGATCTCCACGACAACCCTGCTCGCTTCCTTCTCATTTACGGCTCCGCCCATTCCGGGGCGGACCGTCTTCCCCTGAACATGTACCCACCGAACTGCCGGTTCGTCCTGCCGGGGACGCCGCAAGCGATCATAGCGGGTAGCTACTCTGAGGCGACCCTCGTAGAATGTTTCGTTCGAGAACTCGATGATATCCGCATGCGACCGATGATGGTCACGCAGCGCCACAATGTCCTCGCTGCGACATAGGCTGCTGGCCAGATCAAACAGCGACCGCGGCGAATAGGCCCACCCTGGGTATTCATCCACGAGCCCGTGTTTGCCCAGCAACTGTTGGTCTTGCTGCTTGGAAAGTGTGCTGATGTGCCGCAGTTGCATCGGGTCGCCAATCACTACTGCCCTGCGAGCCCTGAACAGAAGGGGCAGAGCAGACGCGATGTCGCACTGACTGGCCTCATCCACAACGAGCAGATCGAAGAAATTCGGTTCGAACGGCACCCGCCCTCGGGCAGAAAGCGAGGTAACCGCCCAACAGGAAAGGATTGACGTGATCTGCGGGAACAGTTGGTAATATCGCCGGAATGCATCCCGCCCGAGCTGGCGGTTCTGGTCGTTTGCCGACACGATCATCTGAAGCAGCGCGCTATAGTCGCCAAGCAGCTTGCGTTGCTCCGGACTCATACGCGCAGGCTGGAGCCGCAACCACGCCTGCCAGAGCGCCTCCGAGTTGACGGAAAGCTCATCAGTCAAACCCTTGCGCAGTCGACTGAGTTCCTCGATGGAGCGTGCCTGTGTCAACGATGCCAGCTTCCCGAAGTATTCTTGGGCTTCAGTAACCTGAGAAACGCGTTTGGCCAGCCTGTGGCCATATTGGACCCACTCACTGATCGTCAATGAGTCAACTGCACCTTCAGGAAGCGGCGACCCAAGTTGCTGCGAGGCGTTCCGAAACGGCTCGACTTTCATCGCTAGGCGTTTGAACCGCCTTCCTCGCACAAACGGCCATACCAACCTTGTCAAGATGCCCTGCTTGGCCTTGTTGGCATGGTCGATAGCCCCTCGGACGTGTGCGGCCGCACGCGCGAAGTTCTCTCGATCTGTCAACCTCGCCCGTCGAAACACGTCCTCTCCCATGTCATGACGCACCTGCTCCACGCGCTGCTCAAGGGCGTCCACTTCGTTGCGAAGCTGGACTATCGCCTGAAATTGAGCATCAAGGGCATCGAATCGCTGCTGCAACCGACCGTGTATGGCTTCGCATTCCCGATAACGCGCGTGATCGTCTGCCGTTGCAGTAGCGGCGAGGAGTGACACAAGGTAATCGGCAAGTCTGGTCTGGTACTCATTGGCTCCGAGGCGAAGCAGCACGGGACGAGGTCCCATCGCATTCACCCGGGTCTCGACGACGTCCACCGCCTTATTGTTCTTGCTGGCAAACAGCACGGTTTTGCCCTGCCAGGCGGCATTGACGAGAATCGATGTGACCACCTGCGACTTGCCTGTGCCCGGTGGTCCGGTGATGACGGTCAGCGGATTCGACAGGGCCTGTCGTACTGCTTGGCGCTGTTCGCTATTCAGCGGAAGTACTTCCAGTAAGGGTTGCTGGTCCGCTGGCGGGGAATCAATAGTCTTCCTGGTCAGCCATGCCCCAAGGGCGGTCCCATGATACTTACCCTCCTCCACTGATTGCAGCATCCCCAGTTCAGATTCGAGCCCTCTGGTGTAGGGCGAACGTTCAGCGGAAACGAGAATGGCCCGGTTGTAGATGCCTTGCTGGTTGAGGTTAGCCAGGGGCGCGCCGCTACTCAAGATGTAAGGGTCGAGGTTCTCTTGCCAATCCCAGTCCGAACGAATCTCCCGCATCCGCGATAACAACTCGTCCAGGTCAGGGTGATCTCCCGCTGCGTTGCCAAACCCGAGTTCTTCAGCAAGCTGAATCGCCTCCTCCATCAGACTCGTCTCACCGGTATTCGACAGGGAACGTAATGCCTGTAAGTTGATCTGCGGCAGGTCGTCCCCAAGCGATGGTTTGCCGTACTGGTTGTTGACATCCTGAAACGGGAAAAGCAGAAGGGGCTCGACCTTGAACCCCTCCCAACTCGTCTTGCGCGAGCGGATCAGATTGAGTCGAACGGGATAGCCCAGAAAGATCGCCTGTCGGTTGCGATCCCGTCTGACTCTTCCAAGCAACTGGCGTCCGCCATCGGAGTCGAAGGGGTCGCTGCTGCCCTGATCGAATATCGGCAAAGCTGTCAGCTCGACGTAGCTCGGTTGGCCGTACTTCGACGACGCGAACTCGCTCACGCCTCCAAGGTCGTCGTGGCTCAAGCAGTCCAGGTAGTAGCAGCAAAGCCTGGCGAGCGGTGTGTCGAGGCGCTTCGGGCCTTGATCTTCTCGCCTGTCGATGCCAGACGAGCCTTTGACGTACCAGCGGTAGCTCTTATCTTGCTGAACCTTTCCCTTGAGCCGACCATAGAGTGCCGAATTGACAAGTTGTCTGTCAACGCCAAGCTGCGCAGCGATGTCCTTGGCCTTCTGTCCAGGCTTGACCTTGATCATCTCAAGAACACGATCATGCAGATCACTCATGGCCAACTCGCGGAAGTGGTCCTTGTTTGATCCAAGCGCCAATGGCGTCCTTGTGGAACCGCCAACGCTTGCCGATTCTCTGTCGCACCAGCCCGTCACAGCTTGTCACAGCTCGCTGTCGTAGCTTGTCACAGTAACTCATGGCCTAGCCCTTTCCCCGAGCGTGTACCGCTTTGTCGGATCGGTCGGGCTGGTCCCGCTTTCGTTCAGTAAGCCCTTGTCAAGCATCGTCTTGAGGTCACGTTGGAGCGAGCGTCGGTTGACGCCAGGGCACAGGGTCTCGTAGTCCTGGATCGTCATGCTGCCATGCTCCATCACTTGCCCAAGCGCCTTGATCTGGCGTTCGGACAATCCGTGCTCCTTGGCCAGGATGTCCCGCTGAATCACCCGCTCACCGCGCTGGCGGACTTCGGCCAGTTGCGTTGCCAGCCCGTCAACGAAATATTCCAGCCAGCCGGTCAGGTCCATGCCACTATCGCGCACGCCCTGGATTGCCGCATAGAACGCCGCCCGGTCGCGGTCGTAGTACTCGCTGATCGTGAACAGCCGTTTGAAGTCGTAGCCCGCCCGGTACAGACACAGCGTGGATAGCAGCCGCGATGTCCGCCCATTGCCGTCCAGGAATGGGTGAATGTGGACGAGCTGGAACTGCGCCACGCCGCTGACCAATACCGGATGCACCTGGCCTGGTGCATTGAGCCAAGCCACCATCTCCGTCATCAATGGCGGCACATCCTGTGCTGGCGGCGGAGTGTAGACCGTCTGGCCCGTTGCGCCGTTGACCACGTAGTTCTGAACCTTGCGGTATTGGCCCGGCGTGGCGCTGCCGCCGCGCACGCCCTCGACCAGCCGCTTGTGAATCTCACGCACCAACCCCTCGGTGATTGGCGAGCCGCTGTCCAGATACTCCGAGACGAACTCGAATGCTCGGCGATAGTTCAGCAGTTCCCGTGCATCGTCCGGATCGGCCTCTGGCACCGCCTCGCCCGCCATCAGCCGCTCGGCTTGGTCCAGCGTCAACCGCGTGCCCTCGATGTGCGTTGTGTGGTGCGCTTCGAGCACCAGCGCCCGTTCACCCATCGCCAGAACCCAGTCCTCGGACAGCGTCGCGGCCTCCAGGAACCCACGGGCGCGCTCGATCCGCGTCAACGCCGCCGTGATGGCGTTGGTGATCGAGAACTTCGGTTGCAGTCCAGACCTGTTCACCGCTTCGTGCCTTTCTCAGGGTGCTGCCTGAGCCACTCGTCGATGGCCTCCCTGTGGAACCGCCAGCGCTTGCCCAATTTCTGGCCGGGCAACTTACCCTCTTGAACGAGCTTGTAGAGCGTGGACTTGGATATCTTCAGGTACTCCGCCAGCGCGTCGATGGTCATGATGTTGTCAGATGGTTCCGCCATAGGCGTCTCCTGGGCCAGCCCAGATCAACCTTGCCAAGCCGCAACGTTCGTCCGCCCGCCAGCACCCAGCACGAACGGCAGACGAACACGAACGCAGATATTATCAGTATCTGGCGGATTTTCGCAAGTGGAATCTGCTGGCCTCGGTGAGATTTGCTGTCATACCAAAGTAGTAATGTCGTGAGCGCCACGCCAACTGCATCTTCACCTGGCGGTCGTCGGTGTTGATGATGGCGGTATGAACAAGAGCATATCATCGGTGATTTTGGAATCGGAACAGGGTCAACCCGTCAAGCCGCCGGATATGGCGGCGCGTTGGCGGAAGGTGCTGGAGGATCAGCGAATCAGTGGATTGCCGATTTCGGTGTTCTGCCGCCAGCGTGGAATCCCGCAGTCCTCGCTGTTTGCCTGGCGTCGCCGGCTCGCTGGCGTCGGCCGGGCGTTCCAGGCGGTGAAGATCATGGCCGGGCCGGCGGCGTCGCGATTGTCTTCCCATCGCGCGGGCGGCGACGGCGCGGCCGTTGAGGGTGACGGCGCGGCCGCCG